GACCGGCTGCTCGCTGCTGCCGTCGAGCGTTCGCAAGGTGGTCGCATGACCGTTGGCGAACGCCGCAAGCGTGCTGGTGGCGGTCGCCAGCAGCGAGGCGTAGTCGATGGGGCCCGCCACGTTTACATCGTGCCCTGCATCAGCGCCTTGGGGCGCGTGCAGATGTTGAGCGGGTTCATCTGCGTGTCGAGGTGGATGCCCTTGTCGTTGGGCATGTCCCACTGCTTGGCGTACATGCGCTGACCGGGGCGGTTGACGGTTTCGTTGTAGTCGGCCGGCGCCATGTAGGTGCGGAACAGGTTGGGGGCGCCGGTCGGGAACAGGTAGGCCTTGTCGGTCTCGATGAATTCGGTGCCGCCCACATAGCCGCGGTAGTTCTCCCAGGTGATGCCGCCGAACGGGAACGTGCCGTAGATCATGCCCTGATAGTTGACGTAGGGCAGACGCAGCGCGCTGGCGTCGGGGGTTTGCAGGAAGGTGGCGCGCACCTCTGCGTTCTTGAGCAGCGCATCGAAGAAATTGTCGCCGCAGACGGCCAAGACGCCGGTGAACGGCACGCCGCCCAGGTTGCGCGACATGGTGCGGATCAGCTTGGCGCACGTCTCGCGCAGTTCGCCGTCGGCGGCGGTGGCGAGGGCGAAGGCAACGGGCGGCTCCGGTGTCACCTCGAATTCGGTGAACAGGTTCAGCGTCGAGCCGTCGGCATAGACGATGATGCCCTTCACCGCGCCGATGCGCGCATATTCCATCGTGCTTTCGAGCGAGCTGCGATGCGTCAACAGGCGCTCGGAGATTTTGTCTTGCAGCATCTCCACCTGGTTCTCGGTGCCCCAGGCGCGCACGCCCTGCACCTCTTCGGCCATGACGCCATCGTTGATCTCGAAGTGCGGCGCGCGCAGCACGCGCATCGCACGCGCGGTCTTGGGCAAGGTGACGCCGGGACCGCCGCGCGGCGTTGGCGGCACCAGCGCCAGGATGCCGTTGCGTTCCTCGATGGCGATGTCGATGGTGGTCACCGATGTTTCAAGGAAGATGCCCATCTGGCCGATGCGGCCGGGCTCGAACAGCGGCGAGTTGATCGCGTCGGTCAGCGAGATCACGCCGAACGCGGGGTCGTTGACGATGTCTGGAAACATGGAGGCCTCCTGAAACGGCAAAGCCCCGCGCGATGGCGGGGCTTTTGCTGTCGGGGTGATGAGGTGGGGTGTGGGTGGTGCAGAGACGGCAAAGCCCCGCACGATGGCGGGGTTTTTGTCAGTCAGTGTTGCGGAGGGTTACGCCGCCGGCTGTGTCTGGCCGCCGGTCTCGGTGCCGGTGTCTTCGCCCTCGGCCTTGGCCGCAGCGACGGAGGTTGCGATCACGGTGTCCTTGCTGCCGCGCACGATGATGCCGGTCTTAGCCAGCTCGAGCGCCGCGGCATCTTTGTTGGCATCAGTGAAGCCGTCTGGCCACGCGATGCACTCGCGGTTCAGCTCGGCGTCGCGCGTGATGCACGCAATGGAGGTCAGCGGGTCGGCGGTGGCATCGGTCTTGGCGCCGTAGATGGCATAGGCCAGCGGGCCGGCGGCGCCAGCGACCAACGGGATGCACCCATCGGTCGGGGTGGCGCCCACCTTGAGAATGGTGTTGGGCGGGAACTCGGTGTCGGCCGCGATGTACATGTTGTCGCGCGAGCGGCCGCCGTTGGCTTCGCTGAGGATGGCCGCACCGGGGTGCAGGCCTTCGTGAAAGCTGGTCATTGCACTCTCCTTTGTGATGGTTGCTCGGCAGCTGCGTTAGTTGGTGGGCAGCTTGGCGCCCGCGCGTCGCAGCGACCGATTCCACGAGGTGGCCGCGTCGGCCCGTGGGTTTTCCGCGCCAGCGCCGGCCATGCCAGGCACCGGGGGGTTGTTGCGGTTTTCCAGGGTTGGGCGCGTGGGTGCCGCGGCGGGGCTTGCCGCCAAGGCCTTGGCCGCCACCTCCGGGCTCATGTCGGTGTCCAGCGCGAACACCAGCGCCATCGGCCCGCGGTCCTTGGCTTCGGCGCAATTGAGGATGGCGCGCACGCGCTCGATGGCAGCGCTGCGGCCTTTCGCTTCACCTTCGGTGCGAGCGGCTGCGACCGCCTGGTCGTGCTCGGCGCGCGGGACAGTGTCAGTCGGGGTGTTGGACATCATGGGTCCTCCTGTTGGGTGTCTGGCGCGGACGGCTGACGACAGACGCGCAAGCGTCTCTTCGAAAGTGCCCATGCGATCCGCCAGACCGCGATCGAGGGCCTCCGATCCGATGAACACGCGCGCTTCGGTGCCGCGCACCCTGTCGGTGGTCAACGCCGGCCGGCCGGCGGCCACCTGGTCCACAAAGCGCGCATAGAACGTATACACCTCGCGCTGCAGGTCCGCGCGCACGGTCTCCGACAGCGGGCCGAACGGATTGCCGTCCACCTTGTGGGCGCCGGCGAAGATCAGCGTTGGCTTGCGGCCCTTCTGCTCAAGCTCTTTCGATTGATCGAGATGCAGCAGCACCACGCCGATGGAGCCGGTGATGGAGGTGGGCGTCACCACGATCTCGGTGGCGCTGGACGCAAGCCCATAGGCCGCCGACGCGGCCATATCGTCCACCACCGCCGTGATCGGCTTTTGCGCGCGCGCGTTGCGAATGCTCTGCGCCAGCGAGAACATGCCGGTGGCTTCGCCGCCCGGCGAGTCCATGTCCAGCATGATGGCTTGCACCTGGGGGTCAGCCATGGCGGCAGCGAGCTGCACGCCGATGGACTCGTAGGACGTAAAGCCCGAGGAGTCCTCGCCGATGGCGAGCCCCCGGTTGGTCAGCGTGCCGACCACCGGGATGATGCCGACGCCGCCCGCGCGGCGGTAGAGCACGCTGCGGCCCGCCACCACGGCCTCGCCGATGTTGCGGTTGGCCGCCGGCCGCGCGGTCATCGGCGCGGTGAGAGCCTCCGGCAGGTCGGCGCCCAGCGGGTCCACCAGCGCGTGGATGCCGATGCGATCCGCAAGCACGCTGGCCACCAACTCGGCCTTGGCCGGCAGCACCAGCAACGGCCGGCCGATCACACGTTCGGCGATGCGCGCGAGGATGTTCATGGTTAAGCCTCGTTTCAATACGTGCGCGAGCGCGCACCCGATCCGATGGCGAAGCGGCGCGGACCTTTGCCGGTGGCCTTGCGGCAGGCCTCGTCATAGTTGGCGATGGCGCGATCGAGCGCGGCCATGTCGGCGGTCCCGTACTGGACCTCAAACCCTTCGATGCGCACGCGCTGCACCTGTTGCCCGCTCAACAGCCCCGCGCGGGCAGCGAGCAAGCTCGCGAGCGCCTGGCATGGGTCGACCAGCGCCGGTGTCTGCACGGGCAGCGAGCCCGGCTTCTGCACCAGGATCGAGCCGACCGCCTGGGTGGTGACCGCACCGGACGCAAGCGTCACCACGATCTCGTCGCGATAGGCGCCGGCCGCCAGCGTCTTGGTGACGTCGGCCGCCACCGTGATCTTGCACAGCCCGGCGTCGGCGTTGACCACCGTGATGCCATTGCCCACCGACAGCGCAATGCGCACGTTGCGCTGCGCGTCGTACAGATTCCAAGCGATCAGCGCGTCGGTCAGCGGCAGTGGGTTGCACGCCGCGTCATGCAGCGCCGCGTCGAATTCCCAGGTGTTGCCGGCGTACAGCGAGAAGTCGGGATGCGTTTCGGTCATACGCCACCTTTGATGCTGAGCGCTCGCATGCGCCCCGCGATGCTGGTTGCCGGCTCACTGCCATCGATGCCGCCCGCTGGCGTGCACGCGTCGATGACGTAGGCCGGCGGCATGCCGCCGACGATCTCGCCGGCCGGCGTGCACACGTCGATGTCGATGCCCATGTCGACCACGCTGACGCGCAGCGCGGCGATGTCCGGCGCCTCGCTGGCAGCCAGGAGTCCGGCGATGGTCTGTTCTTGGAAATTGACGACGTCGGGCGCCTCGGTGGCGTCCAGCACGCCGAATGCTTCCAAGCCGCCGACCACGTGCGCGCTGTCTGGCGCTTCGGTCGCCGCCAGCACGCCGCGCCATTCGCCTGCGCCGGTGAAGCTCGCAACGTCGGGCGCCTCGCCCGCGACCAGCACGCCGAGCAAGCGCACGTCGCCGACCAAGGCCGCGTTGTCCGGCGCCTCGCCAGCGTCCAGCACGCCGGTCGAACTCGTCTCGCTGCTGAAGCCGGCGAGGTCCTTAGGCTCGCTAGCCGCGAGAATGCCGGCGCTGCCGGTCGCGCCCGCGAAGGCCGCAAGGTCGGGCGCGTCGGTCGCTGCCAGCGTGCCGGCGTCGGCCACCTGGCCGGCGAACGCCGCCTGATCTGGCGCCTCGCTGGCGGCCAGCACACCGACGTGGGCGATGGTGCCGGCGAAGCTCGCGGTGTCGGGGGCCTCGGTGGCCGCCAGCACGGCACCGGTGAACACCGCACCCGCGAGGGCCGCAGTGTCTGGTGCGTCGGTGGCTGCCAGCTCGCCGATAACCACGATCCAGGCGGCTTCGGCAAAGGCCGCCGCGTCGCGTGGCTCATTGGCCGCCAGCAAACCGGACGTGCCGAGGTTGCCGGTGAAGGCCGCCTGGTCGACGGCGTCGGTGGCCGCCAGCACGCCGCTTGCGTGGATCGCCCCCGCGACGCTCGCGGTGTCGGGCGTGTCGGTGGCGGCCAGGGCGCCGCTTGCTGTGACCACGCCCGCCAAGGCGGCAACGTCGCGCGCGTCGGTCGCCGCCAGAACGCCGGCTGAGCCGCTCGTCCCCGCGAGCGCTGCACTATCACGGGCGTCGGTCGCCGCCAGCACCGCAGTGCTGCTGATGACGCCAACGAACGTCGCCGCGTCCTTCGCCTCGGTGGCCGCCAGCACGCCGCTGCCGGTAACGGCCACCGCGAACGCCGCGGTGTCGCGTGCGTCGGTTGCGGCCAGCACGCCAGCCGAGCCGCTGGTCCCCACGAACGCTGCGGTATCCTTCGCGTCGGTGGCCGCCAGCACGGCCACGTTTGCGATGGTGCCGCTGAACGCGGCGCTGTCTGGCGCGTCGGTCGCCGCCAACACGCCGCTGCTGATGACGGCGGCGGCAAAGGCCGCCACGTCTTTCGCCTCGTTGGCGACCAGCACGCCACTGCTGGCGATGGTGCCGGCGAAGGCCGCGGTGTCGGGGGCCTCGGTGGCCGCCACCACGCCGTCGATGACGTTGTCGCTATCGAGCCCGAACGCGCCCAGCGGCATGCCGCCGCCAAGCACATAGTCGTCGCCGTCGAGGTCTGTGGCCATGGACGGCGCTCCGATGCCGCGCGCGCTAGTCCTTCTCGCCGGGGACCGCGTGCAACTGCTTGGTCTTCTCCGGCGGCTTGGCGTTGACGATGTCGTCAAGGATCAAGCGCAGCTCGCGCTTGGCCGTGGCGAACGGAAACTGGTTGAGCAGCATCACCAGGTGCTCGTGGTCGCCGTCCTCGAAGTCCACATAGCCGTCATGCTTGTGCTTCTCGGCCGCGTCGAGCATGCGCGAGCGCTTCTTGATCTCGGCATAGTTGATGCCCTGGTTCTGCGACGGGTTCTCGATGATGCCGAGCAGCACGTCATAGGCGTTGAACGGCGGGCGATTGTTGAGCGGGACGCGCTTCATGGATTGCCTTTTGCGTTGGTGGAGGCCGCAGCGGTTTGCGTGGCTTCCGTTGACCACACCGCAGCCTCTCGACGGAACGGTCAGCTCCAGGTGCCGCCAGACGTGGTGTTGGCCGCGCCGAGCGGCGTCAGGGTGAAGAAGCTGCCGGCCTTGATGGTCGGTGCGCCGCCGGGCGCCGCGCTGAACGTGAACTGCGGGGTCAGCGTGCCGGCGGTGCTGACCCGCACTGAGCCGCGCACATAGATTTCGTAGTAGTCGCCCGCGGTGCCGGCCGAGCCCGAGGTGACCTGCGTGTTGCCGGCGTGGTTCTGGTGCGCCTGGTTGGCGTTGCCCCACACTTGGGTCGAAGGCGTGCGCGCCACGGCCTGCCACGCAATGCTGGCCAACGTGGCGGTGCTGCCAAACGAGATGCCGACCGAATGCGCCGTGGTGCCGGCGGCGCGCGTCATGATCAGCACGCCCTCGAAGTCATAGAGCGTGTTGGCCGCCAGCGAGACGGCGCCGGACGCCGGAAACCACGGCTGCGCGGTGGCGCTGTTCTGGCCGGTGGCGTCGGCGTCGAGATTGCGGAACAGGCTGGTGCTGGTGCCGCTGCCGGTGATGGTGCCGGTCACCGTCAGGTTGCCGCCGATGTTGAGCCCGGCGGCGATTGCCACCATGCCGGTGCCGGCGGCGATGGTCATGGCCGCCGTACCGGCGCCGCCCGGCGGCGTATCGCGCATGAACGCGAAGCCGCCGCCCGAGCACACGTTAAGCACGCCGGCCGAGACGCCGAAGCCGTACTGCCACCCGAACAGGTCGAGGTGTGAAACGTGGCCGGTGCTAGTGAAATAGTCGCCGCCAGTCTTGAGCGGCGCGGTGATGGCGCCGCTTTGCCCCCCAGACAGAAACCCACACTGCGTGCGGCCGCCAACGTTGAGCGCACCAACGATGCCGGCGCCGCCGGGCACCTGGAGCGCGCCGCTGGTGGTGTTGGTGGAGGCCGTGTTGGGGAAAATCTTGAAGCCCGCGGTGTTGAACTCTGCGACGCCGGTCGTGCCGCACATCACCGACAGCAGCGCCGTCACGCTGCCCGCAGCCACGGCGGTGACGGTTGCGTAAATGACCGCCGCCTGCTGCATCGCGCCGGCCGTGTCGCGGCCGCGGATCAGCAGATTCCCGACGGTATCGCCAACCTGCACGGCGCCGTTGTTGGCCGCGCCGCTGCGCACTTTCTCAAAAATCTGATAGGGGCCGGACGCATCGTTGGTCTGGTTGGTCAGGATGAGCTGCGGGCAGTACGGCGCCGTCGACACCGCCGCGATGTTGTTGCCGGTGAAGTTCAGCGCGAAGCCCGTCAGTGTCACCTGCGCGCTTGTGTTGGCCGCGATCACCAGCGGGTTTTTGCCGTTGGTGACGTCGCTGACGTACCAGGACCCGCCGGACGCACTGTTCACGCGCCAGGCTTGGCCGCCGAGATTCCATTCGAGCTGATTGCCTTCGCTGCCGACCAGCGTGAACTTTCCGCCAGCGAACGTCGCGCCGACAATGCCAAGCCCGCCGCCGACTTGCAGCGCACCGCTGGTGGTGTTGGTCGCCGCGGTGGTTTGCGGGATCACAACCGCCGTCAGGTTGGCGGTCAGAATATCGACGTTGCCGGAGCGCAGCCGAAACGTGTGGCGGCTCGTGGTGGTGTCGTTGGCCAAGTCCATGCAAAAGCTGCGCAGGGTCGGGCCGGCTGCCGTGTTGTATTCGAAGTAGATCGCGGTCCGGGGGAACAGATTGCCGCCACCGACCGGGTCGGTGATCATCGGCCCCGAGATATGAATGCCGCGCCAGAAGCCCGCGCCTGTGTCGGTGGTGAGGCCGCCGACATCGGCGATGTCGTAGCGCACCGCGTCGTTGGCGTTGCGCGGCTTGGTGATGGTGAAGCACGAGCCGATGCCGGCCGGCGGCAGGCCCTGGAACAGGTGCACGCTGGCGCGGTATTCGAGCCCCTTGGCCGCGGTGTTGGCGGCATTGCTGCCGGCGATCACCACGCCATCGGCCAGTTGCCAATGGCCGCGCACCAAGACCGTGTCGTTATCGTTGCCGGCGTAGACCTGCAGCGGCCCCTGCGGCTGCGGCATGTGGATGCCGATGCCAGCATAGGGGCCGGGGTTGTAGAACCACAGTTCGCCGCCGACGCCTGGCGTCCCATCGACGTCGTGGGTGATGCCAAACGCGCTGCCGCTCCAGCTGGTGACGGCCGTCACCCGGCGCACATGCACGTTGAGCTTGGACACGTTGCCGGTGTTGGCCTGGAAGCCGCCGACATTGATGTCGTTGCCGACCGTGGTGCCGAGCACGCCGGCAACCGCGCTGAACGCCACAGGGTTGGCGCTGATCGCGCCACCCGCCGCGGCCGACAGCGCCACCAGCTTGCCGGCGGTCACCTGACCGCCAAAGGCGCCGCCGCCCGCAACCTGGAATGCACCGGTGGTGGTCGAGGTCGACGGCGTCGTGCTGGCGATGCTGACATCGCCGGAGGTCTGCGCGATGGCGAGCGCAACGGTGCCGGGGCCGGCGGCTGCGGTATCACGGCGCAGCGCAATGCCGCCGCCGGACAGAACGTGCAGCATGCCGCCGGTGACGCCGAACCCATACGACTGTGCGATCAGATTGATGTGCGATGTGCAGGGGACGTCCAGATAGAAGTCGTTGCCGATGCGCAGCGGCGCCTGCAGGGGGCCGACCTTCGGGCCGTTGTAGTCGCCGACCGTCAGCCGATCCTTGTCCCAGCTGCCGAACGTGACGCTGCCCGTGGCATTCTGGAAATAGATTTTGGCGGCCGCGCCGGAATAGGTGCGGATCGCGACGTTGCTGTTGTCGCCGAACAGCCCGGTGGCCACGGTGCCAATGCCGAGATTGGCGCTGCTGATCCAGGCGTTGCCCAAGACCCCCAGGCCGCCGACGACTTGCAACGCGCCGCTGGTGGTGGAGGTCGACGGCGTCGTGCTGGCCAGCGACACCGCACTGTCGGCTGACGCGATGGCGAGGGCATTGGCGCCCGTGGTGCCGTTGTAGATGAAAAAGGAATCGTTGGTCTGCTTGCCGAGCTGCCACTTGGTAGCGGCGCTCTGCTGGAAAATGATCGAGGCCGATTGCGCCGCTTGTGTCGGGTTGATGTAGAACGTTGCGGGCCCGGCAGCCGCGCTGATCGACATCAGCACCGTCGCGACGAACTGCGGCATGGTCAGCCGCCCGCCGCCGGTCGTGCTGAACCGCCCCGCTTCGGCGCCGGACAGCGAGACCGCAATCTGTCCGTCAGCGGGCCGCGAC